ACGTTGAACCTTCCACCAAGATTACCAACACGTGCGATCCCAACTGGTTGGGTGTTCACGTTGCCTTGAACCTGCATCCACTGAAACTCAGGGAGCATTTCCAAGATAGCACAAACGCGAGGTGTTGCAACTAAAAAGTTAGCAGCACCACGACGATTGCGGATAGCGATTCTGTTCGCTTCAACAATAATCTTAGCATAAAGGTCACGGTTACGTTCAGCCATCCAACGGCCATCTGCACTAGCGGGGGTCCAGGTGCTAACACCCTTTCCTTTTCCACCAGATTGTTCTGCATTAACGCAAACTTGAACCATTCTCATGAGCATTTCACGGTCGATTTCAGCCTGAATTTCATACGACATAGCGTTTGTCAATTCAGTGTCAATATCGATACCATTCATGTTCTTAAGATCTTGTTCAAGTTCTACAGACCAACGAGCAGCGAGCCTACGAGTACCAGCTTCAACAGCGGTCTTCTCAAAAGAGACTACCATCTGTGGAATGTTGCCGGTGAGTTCGTAATCCTGGAGTAGTGCTGCAACACCCTTGTCTTCGTCTTCAAAAGCACCAAAGTCTGCATTTGGGTTTGCACCCAAATCCTCAGACTGTGCACCTGTGAAGCGCGTGTCAAGACGTTGGTATCCAGCTTCTTGACCGGAAGGGTCTGCGGTGGGGTTCTTGGCAGCATAACCACCAACTCCTCCGCCAGATTCCTTACCGTCAATGCCGGCTCCAAGCGTGTCGTTTTCGTACTTGTAACGCATAGCGAAAGCAAGTCCGACAGGACCACTCATAGGTTGAACGCCTACGATTTCATTAGTGATAAGTTCAGGGAAAGTACGACGAATCATCGGTATCAAGATCTTTGGAAGACGTTGGTCTCCTGTGGCGTATTGGTCTCCTGCGGGAGAAGACTGACCACCAAGATTACCAAACGAACTGCTTCCGCCGAGTGTACCACCAGCATACGAGTTCTCTTTCAAGCACCATGTCTCTTGGTTTTCCAAGAGGATCGCGGTGTTCAAGCGAGAATGATCGTCTGTGATAGCAGCGACGTTGTCAGAACTGTAGTCCAAAACCGGAGCCCACTTTTCGAGTAGTACTCCAGCGCGTTCTTGATCGATATAAGATTGTGCGGGTTTTACCTGTGACATAATTTTCTAATGTTCCTTATAATACTCAGGTCTCGAGGACCTCAACAAAGTTTTACGAGCGGCCCAGTTCTCCCATGTACTGGTTGAACAGTCCGTTATCCTGTAATCCAGGTTCGGATTGTGTGATTTGCTCTTGTACACTCTCTGCAACTACAGCGGCTTTCTGCACCGGTGCTCGGTCTTGTAGTTTTTTACCCTTGGTTGCTTGTTGTTTGAGACTGTCAAGCTTGTCAGCTTCACCCTTCTCGAACATCTGTAGTGTGTATTCAAAATTTTCTGTGATAAACTTAGCGCTCTTACCAGCCAGGACTTTCTCCAGGTGGCGTCGTTTGGTGGCGGGTAGTCCTTCTGCGAGCTCTTCTATCTTCAATTTGGCTTGTTGTTTTGCCACTTGCGCTGTCAATTGTTTCTTCTCGACTTGTAGTTGCTCCACGGTGCTCTTGGCCTGGTCTATCTGCTGCTTGCCATCCATCACTGCTTCACGCACCTGTTCATTCTGCAACGCGTTGTCAATCGAGAGAGATTTGCGTAATGTTTCCAGTATCTTGGTTGCATGGTTGTTTTTGGTGGCTTCCTTCACGTCTTGTGCGGGAATTGCTTCTTCTATATAAAGGTCTAGATAGTTGCTGATGTTGTCAATCAAACTCTCTTTGAACAGATTGGCGTCACCGTCTAGGTCTCCGCGGAACTTTTCAACTAGTTCCACGAGCTTGTGTGAATGGTTCTTGTCAATTGCCTCTACCACACGCTGTAGTTTCTTGGTGTGGTCCGCGTCAATTGCCTCCAGTAGCTTTTCCAGCTTGACGGCATGGGCTTCATCTTGCTCCACAAGTGCCTTCTCTACACGTAGCTGAGCAAGTTCTTCTGTCTTGCTCTCCACTGATTCATTAAATGCAGTCTCGATCGCTTGTAGAGTATCCTCTGTGAGCACGTCGTCTGCCACTTTTTTCAACTGTTCTGTTACTGGGTTCTTACTCATCTCTAAAGATATTTATGTTTTTATGCTGGCTTATCTTGCTTAATAGCTTATTTTGTATTGTTTTTTGTAAACATTTGTTGGCCTCTGCATAGTTTTTTTGACCTAGGTTCTGTACGAATCTAGAGATCAGTCCGCGATTGGTGGGGATGTTTTGATTTTGACTCATGATTAAATTTTCTGTTTCAACGCGGCGATGAAATCGATCACGTTGTTCTTGATGTGTGCCTCCACATCAGTCCTGGGTAGATTGGTCAGTCCATTCTCGAAATTTTCGTACGCCTCAACATACTGACCAAAATTGTCTAACACGTATTGTTTGCTTTCCAGTATACCATTGACGAACGCCTCACCAAAGCTTGGATCAGCCACACAATCGATGGCCACCAGTCGCATGTCTTGTACTTGATTCACCCCGGTGTCCTCGTTGGCGATAAGTTTTCCGAGTGATCGTGTGCTCATGCCCACGCTGCAACCATCTTTGATCAGCGACTTGACTATCATGCCAGTTGGCGTGCTCAGCACTTTGGATTTGCCGATGTACACGTTGGGGTTGTCTTTGCTGGGTCCCATCTCGACCACCATGTGGCATGCTCGTTCCAGATCCACATCAGCCGTGGTGGGATGGTTCAATTCTCCCAAGGCTCGTTTGGTGTTGATCATCTGCTCTGTGTATCTCTTGACCTCGGCGGACATCTCTTTCTCACAGTAACATCGACCGTTTTTGTTCTCCGCACCGGCCATGGCGTAAGGTCCTTTGATATAAACGATCGATTCACTCAGACTGTTTTTCTCCTCGATCATGTATTCAAAATCTTGAGGGTCTGTTGTTTCGACTAGTAG